ATGGAAGAAATCAAAGTGACGTTCGACGATTGGCAAAAGCTGGTTGGAAAGCTGCTAATAGCAAAGAGAAACGGGGAAGAGCTTAATGGCCGCCTCAAAGGCCTAGGCGCCGCCATCGTCACCTCTAATGAGGGAAAACCCGTTAGGACTTGGCAGCTTGTAAATGAAAAAGAAATCAACGAGTTCTACCCAGGAGATCGCTGGAAAATTTTCGAAATAAAGGAATAGCCCACCGTTGGTGAGACGGTGGGCGCGCTTGTGGTGGCGTGGCAATTAGAAGCGGTCGGCCGCATCATGCGGCGACAACGGCTGACCGCGTATCGGCCAGGGCGGGCCGACCTTAGAATTTGCACCCGGAAATGAATTCCCAGAACTCGCCGCGCCGGTACGTCTTGAAGGTAAGCCAGTCCATTGCAGATCCGCGCATGTCATTGCACTCGCGGCAGGCTGCGGCCATGTTGTCGACTTTGGTCCATCCCCTACGGCGGTGAGTGACCAGATGCTCCAGCGTTGCTGCGTTCGAAGGGATGTGACCGGCGCCGCGGGGCATGATGACCATGGGTCGATCGCAGTAACAGCACTTCCCATTCTGCTTATTGAATAGCTCAAGAACGAGAGCTCGTTTCGGTCCGGCCTTCATAGGGATTCCCGCAGGCGGTGAGACAGCTTCCTTCGACCGTTCGGAACGGGCGGCCGGCCATGTCACCGGTTATTAGTTGAATGTAATAAATTTCCCTTCCCATCGCTGACCGAGAGCGGGCCATCACGATTGCAACGTGGTCGCCGAAAGCCACGCTCTCGTCTGGAGAGAAACGAAAATCGGCGGCGTGGTAAACTCGTGTGGGTCGTCTGCCAAGCAAAGAGCGCGGCAGCAAGCTTCTGTCGGCGTGGCTTATCGGTGCATGAGTGGTCATTGTGTTGCTCCTCGTTGCATGTGTGTAAATGTTAGTATTTGTATATCGAATGATTTCATGGCGGTCAACAGCAAAGTGCGATAAATGTTAGCATGCTGCGAACGTGCAGCTTGATATGGAGTGAAATGTAATGGCGAAGACAGCCGCGATCGGCATTCGCATAGAGCCAGAATTGAAGGATGCCATCGAAGCGGCCGCCAAAGCCGAGCGACGCTCTGTTGCGTCGTATATAGAGAAGGTCATCGCCGATGATCTGGAAAAAAGGGGCCTACTGGCACCCGCGGCTCGGTGACGGTTGACGGCTCCATTTTGCTTCAATAACTTTCAGATCGGCTCACCAAGCCACACCACCACAATGAGGAGACTGCGACGAAACAGTCGGCATTCGTGCCGGCGGTTGATGCTGTTCTCTTTTTGGAGGTGTGCTCTTGGAGTCAACCATTCCACTCGATACTATCTACACCGCTGACGAAGCCGCCGCACGCCTCAGGCTGACTAACCGCGGCGTGATCAAGCTCGGCAAAGCATACGGCTTGTGCTCACGGCGAGGCCGCGACTACTTGTTCTCAGATCTGTTGGCACTCTGGGAAGTTCTTCGCGAGCCTCCGAAGCAGCCGAAGCCTCCAACGAGGCCATCCATTTCTGACCATAGGCTTTACGAAGAACTCCAGAGGCTGACTAGGAAAAAACGTCCAGCGCCAAAAGGGGCGGCGCGAACATGACAGAACCCCGCCTTATGGGAAGAAAGGATGCCGCAGCTTACTGCGGCATCGCCGAATCGACGTTCTCGCTTTGGGTGTCGACCTATAAGATGCCGCCGTGCATCCCTGGCACCCGCAAGTGGGACAGAAGAGCGATCGACGCTAAGCTTGACGATATCGGTGGACTGACGCCAGACGACAAAGAAGATCCATACGATAAGTGGGTACGAGAACATCCAGACGACTGAACCAGCGCAAAGGAAAACGGCGCGGGAAGAAGTAGGTCGCCTCGATACCATGCTCCTGGCCCGTACAACCTGTGAATTCAACCAGGCAATCTCGACATCCCGTTTACGTGGTGGCAGCATCCGATATGCGGTTAGAATCACGTGGAGAGGCGAATGACCACGCGTTACCTTTACGACTATCGCACTAATCAGGCAGCGCTGTATCAGGTGGATGAGTATCTATATCAGATAGGTAGCCACGCTCCGGCGCACTGGCTCGACGGAGACTATGGCTATGACTATCGGCGACGCACGCCATCTCTATGGGTCAATGGAAAGTTTGTTTACGGCATGACCGGCAATGCCGCCACCACGGCGGACCCGCTCTACTATTATGGAGATTGATGTGCGCTACTACGCCGACGCTCCCACCAAGGAAGAACTCGAAGATCTGAAGCGTGGTCTCCACGTCGCGATGGAAAATCTGATCAATCAGAAAGACTATGACGAGGCCGAGCGCGTTTTACGGCAACTCGATCAGCGGCTGGTATCACTCATTAACGAAATCGTGGTGCGGTGACCGTGGGCGAGCTACTTGATCGGCAGTTTCAAAATCTAGTTCTCAGAACCCTGGCGGACGCTTATCCGCGTTCGGTTCCTCTTGCGCGAATGTTCGGTGAAGAGGGTGGAAACCGACTTCTGGTGAATGCATGCTACCTGCATGAGCATGAGCTCTTACAGGCCCAATTTAAGGAGTTCCTCGACGGTGTGGTCCATATGGGCAATGCCAAGATAACTGCTCGAGGCCTCGACTTTTTGCAAGATGATGGCGGGTTGTCGGCTGTTCTCGGCGTAGTGACGATCAAGATCCACGAAGACACAATAAAGGCCTTGCTGATCGAGAAGGTGGAGCAGTCCAAAGCTGAGCCCGGCATCAAGAAAAGGCTTGTTGACCAAATTCGAGGGCTGCCTGCTGAGGCTGTAAAGGTGCTAACCGTGGAAGCAGTGAAGTCCGGTCTAGCACATACGCCAGATGTGGTGGCGTGGGTTGCCGAAGCCATGAAGTAAAACGGCGCCCCCTTTCGGAGCGCCGCCGTACCATCGGCAAGCTACTTCTTGCGCGGCGGTTCACCCTTGGTATCACCGCGGCCCGGATTCGGAACACGTTCGTTCTGGGTCGTCTTTGGATGCTTTGCAGCATATTCAGGAGTAACAAAACGCCCCGACTCGGAGCTGCGGGATGCATCATGGGTCTTACGAGTAGACATGGTAACCTCATAGGGTTGCGTTAAAAGCCCTACAGAGGTACAAACCCAGTGCCAACCGAGGTGTATTCTCTGGTTTTGGCGGCCCAGCCTTCAAAACTAAGACCACTTCAACGAAAGGGCGTGCTGACAATCAGCACGTCCTTTTTTAATGGAAAAATTTCCTTTGTCTATAGCAATATATCTACCCTCGTGCGGATGCCTTATTATCCGCAGATGTAAGAAAAAGTCAAGCACAAAATGTTTTGAATTTCCTCGTGAAAACAGCATCTTATCATGATTTGCGTTTCAGCATTGCTGCATTGCAAGAAATCCACAGTTTCGTTCCAGTTGTGTTCTTTTTGTGGTCAATCGGTCTGTACCGCGAAACGAATCGCCGGAATATTGAGCGGGCCGAAGCCCGCTGAACACGTAGTTGGCTACCATCGTCAGGTCGTCGTGATGGTCCGCCAGGTAGCACCGTCTTCACAAGCTTTGAGTTTTCCTGTCGCGCTATCGCGGTATACTGCACCAGCGACCGGAGATGGGGCAGACGTTCTCGTTCCAAACTGTATGTAGTCGCCTGCCTTCAAAGTCGCGAGGGCCTCTAGGCTACCGGCCTGATTGATGGAGAGCAGGCTGCTGGTCTGGTTATTGTTGCGGACACTGAACGTCCCAGATGGATCAGACGCGAGGAACACGCCCGACGAACCGCTATCGTTGCCAACCCGGATCTCGCCGTTCTTGTTGATGTTGAACACATCCCAGTTGCCGTTATTGCAGTTAATGTAATTTGAGTAAAAGCCGCCCGAAGCGAGATCACAGTCGAGCTTGATGCCGTACCCAATTTCCGAAGCCACAGCTTTGCCATAGTAGATGATCTCGGTGGAGGTGGCGAAATCCATACAGCCGATCTGGTAGGAAAGGCGCGTCGCAATCTGGTTGTCGGATTTCCGGAATCGGGTCGTCGCCCCTTCTATGCCTCCGACAAAGCCGATGTTGTCGTAAGCGGCGACGTCGATCAGGATGCCGCAACCGTCAGCTGGGACGCCGTCACGGTTATCCTGCCGCATGACGATATAGAGGGCATCCATTTCGCCGCCCTTCGCAGCGGCGGTGCCGAAACCCTCTTTCATCAGCGATATCGTCTGGCCGAAGGCACCGGCCACCGGGCCGTTGACCGTGCTGCCGCCCGCGATCGTATGGATCGCGCGTGTCGTCAAGGGCTTGGTCGTGTCGGTGTTGAACGGCAGCCGGTCGTGCACGAACTGCTTCGCCTTGATGTCCGCGCCGTTGTAGTGGAACCAGCCGGTGTAGCCGCCAGGACCATCATACTGATACGTGACATTTGAAGGCGGCATGGCCCGCATCGCGACATCGTCGCCGGCCGCGCCATAGAGAGTGCCGCCGTCAATGGCGACCTCTGCCGAGGCATGAGCGAATGTGTCATAATCCGCCACCGATGTGCGTTCTGCTAACTTGTCCGAAAGGCTACGAGCAACCGCGCCTGCACCGGCAGCGACAGCATCGAACATTTGAGAAGCTATGCGAGTGAGCATGTTTGTTCCTGTAGTAAGCCCGACTTTCGCGGGCATTTTCGGTAATTGATTGTTGCCGCCTATGCCGCGGGAATGAGCGAGCGGACCTCGATGTCGCAATCGACGGGCGCGTTGATTCGAATGAAGGCGCCTATCTCATTTCGGACAAGGCCATAGGCCCCCAGCATCTGGATGACGCCGTTGAGATTAACGAGCATGTTGGAGGCAGACCCTGGGTCAACTGCCAAGGGATATTCGCTCTCCTGGCCGGTTCCCACGAACGGTCCACTCACGGCGATGATGGGGACGTGTGACATTTGGTTTCCTTTCGCATTAAAAAACCCGCGCGATGGCGGGCCGTGTGGTTTGGGTTTTTGGGTGGCTAGTGGATGGGCGATCTGATCGCCTTGGTTTGCGCCCTATCAAACCGCAAACAACGACAAATCGCTAAGATCCGCGTCCTCATAAGAGGATCGGCCAGAGGCACCCTGAATGGCACGACCGGATGCGATGATCGCTGCAACGGCAGGGTCGATCTTGTCGATAGACCGCTCTTTTACGGGTCGTCGGTTGCCGCTGGCATCGGTGTAGAGCACAACATTGCCTACCGCCCACCGAAGCATCGGATTGCCGCCGTGAACAAACCTACGGTCAAACATCGTAGCCTCGAAGTCGATGACGGGCCGCGCGAACGTCGATATGTTCTGCGGAAACTCCGCAACGGGCATACCGTCCTCTTCCAGGCTCTTCATCACGTCCTGTGCATGCCAGCGATCGAATGCGACCTCTTCGACTTGGAAGCGTTCGTACAGATCTCGGATGTACGTCTCGATCATTTCTAGATCGATCGTGTCGCCAGGCGTGGCGGTTAGCCAGCCTTGATCGCGCCAAAGCGCGTACGGCACGCCATCCGTGCGCCGACGGATTGCTCCCTCGGGGCAGAACGTCTGTACATGGAGTGCTATCCTGCCGTCGTCTGTAGGCACCGCCATGGCTACCGCGGCTAGGTCGATACGTTTGGCAAGGTCGACGCCAATCCATGCCGGCCGCCCTTCCAGTGCTGTTAAGTCGAGCTCCCCGGCATTTTCATCCCAAACGTCGAGCGACCACTCCGGATTTGCTGCGCCATCGAGCCAAACATTCAGGTGAAGCTGGCGAAACATCTCGCGATCGGCGGGCCGGTGCTCGGCTTCCCGCACCATCTGGCGCATGCCATCGATATCTGGATACGGTGGATTGCAGGAAAGGCCGGGATTCACTCGATACCAAACCGCCTCATCGCGCCAGTCTTCGTCCGATTCGGCCTCGAAAAGGATCGGAAGAAACGCGTCGTCTTCGATCTGACCAGCCGCCACTGCCTTGGCATAGCGGTACATCTCATATGCAATGTTCTCGTGGCCGATGCCGGCCGTTGTGGTGACAACGAGCAAACTGCCTGGCGTCTTCACTAGGCCCGTCTTGATGGCGTCCCAGAGGTCACGTTTTTTCCACGCATGGAGTTCGTCGACCAGCGCGAAGACTGGCGTGCGTCCGTGCGCCGTCGCAGCATCTGCGGACATTGCCCGATAGTGGGCACTGCTCTTTCGGTGAGTGATGCGGTTCTTTGTGTCCTGAACCTGAAACGCCTCAGTTAACCGCGGATGGGCGTCAATCACGCCTTTCATCTCCTCAAGCGCGATACGCGCTTGGTCGCGATCGACGGCAGCTGACACTACCTGTGAGCCCGGGATGCGTTCAGGGCCTAGATGCAGCATCGCCAAGGCGGAGCCGAGCGTGGTCTTGCGGTTGCCGCGGGGGATGAGGGCGAAAACTGTTTTAATGCGCCGCGTGCCGTCTGGCTTGGTGTCGCCGTAGACCTTGCGGATGATGCGTTCCTGCCAACGGTCCAACTGAAAGGCGCGGCCAGGTGCTGTGGATTTCGGGTGTCGGAGTGCCTTGAGAAAGGCAACAGCACGCTCACCTTTGCCGTGCGGATCCGGGATGTGGGAATTGTCGAATACCCATGACGGGTAACTGGGCGAATTCCGCCCACGCCCAGTTTCAGATGTCCCCGAGGGCGTCGTCTTCGTCACTTCCAACGGCGCCTCCATTATTCTTGGTTCTGCTGGCCGGCGTCAAACCAAGCTCCGCGGCCAGCCTGCGAGAGGCTTCCACGGCTTCTTTGACTAGGGTTGTTGCGGGGTGGCGCTTCAGCTCACCGGTCGGCGAGACGTATGTCGGACCATCCTTGGATACGATCGCCTCCGCCGTTCGCATGTTCGCCACGGCCAGGCAGTAGGCTTCGACGGTGCCGAGTTCGTGAGCTGCAATTCTCCGATCGACGACAAGCTGAGGCACGACGCGGCGCCACTCCGCCTTCGCATGAGCGGGCAGCCACTTGGGCGCCGGCGGGGCTGCGGACAGCGCGCCGTCGAGGGCGGTCACGGCCGCCTTTCGTCCACGGGCCATCGGTCACTCCCACGCATAGGAGCGGCGCTCCCGCACCACGTCCCAAACGGAAAACGGCGCTTCAAAAAGGTTTTCTCCGGTGGCCTCTCGGTTCTCGTACCAATGGCCGACAAGCGCCAGGACAGCCTGCTTCAAGTCGTCTGGCACGGTCGGGAACTCGGTTTCGATCTCGTATCCGAGAAGGGACTCAAGATGAGCCTGAGCGGCCTCGATCTTGCCCTCGATTAGGGCGTCCTCATCGCTGAAGGTGATGCGCAGGTGCGCCTTTACGGCGACGAGGTCGACGATTGCCATAGGATGACTCCCGCATAGCTGGCGTGATAGAAAAGCAAATCGGGCGCTACCAAGGGATGCAGAGTGATGGCTGCCAAAGATGTTGCTGAGTGGATGATTGAATTTATGGGCCAAGATTATTGGCTGTATCAGGAGATAGTAGTCTACGAGATACGCGACAGGTTCGGAGAGGATTACGTTTACTTCAATGAAAGCGGCAATCTAGCTATATCCAGGGCCGTCCTTAAAGAATTCCGCAAGCTTACCGAAGGGAAACTCGTTTGGGAGCGAGGGGAACGGGCATGGCGACCGGCTCGTCTGGATGAAGCAGGAAAGCGCACTGCGGATTAATGTCGGTCACGCTGAAATTTCCAATTAGAGGTTATACCGAAGAAGCGACCCACGCTGGTCCCGGCGGGTTTGGTGAAAATTGACGACCGACCCCCGAAGGTTAGCTTTAACCGACCGAGATAGTAATCTATGCTGCCGGCATCCAGATATTTCGTCATGCTTGAGGGGCGTGCATGAGAATAGCGGCGATCGACAAAGTGTTCATTTCTTGCTGGCAGCTTGCGGAGGAATGTGACCCTGGCGCGAATCTAGTTAAACTCGAAGGTCACCCACCTGACACTTTTAGTGATATGCAGGACTGGCTGGAGAGTGTTTCATCAAGGTACGATATACTTTTCCTACCGTTAAGCTTGCCACACTGTAACTCCGTCAGAATAGCCTACTTCAAACATCGCTTGAGATTGCCTCTAAGGCTAGGCCTCGTAACTGCGTCTGAAGAAGCTCGCGAGATCCCGATGAAGCCGCTATTCAACGCGTACTTTGATACAGCAGATCTATTTCGAAACAGCGTGGTCACCCGGGCGGAAACAGCTCTACTTGCTAGAGGGGAAAACATCATTCTTCGACCAGCAGAATTGAGTTCCGCTATTGAGGCGGTCCTAAAGTGCGGCTGCCTGCGTTATGGTGCTCCAGATATAAGGCATGGCGCGCCAAATACACTGACGCTCAGTGAGTTCCTTCAGGGCATATCACGCGAGGATATGAATTCCGGAACAGGGGAGAGAGTTGTGTCGAGAGATACGTATAACATTCAAAACGCTGGTGCGGTTGGGCCGCATTCTTCCGCGTCCAACGTGTACTTTGGAGATGCATGGAAGAAAACGCAGGGCTCCATACCTCTGGAGCAACTGACGACAGACTTAGAAATTCTGCGGAAGCATCTGGCTGTCCTTGCAGAAGGGGCAGAGCAATATCAAAAGGTGGGCGCGGTTGCCAATGCGAAAAAAGCTGCCGAAGAGGGCAACGGTCCTATGGCACTCCAAGCGTTGGCATCAGCGGGCGAATGGGCCTTGAATGCAGCGACAGCTATTGGCACTGCTGTGGCTGCGTCAGCAATCAAGTCGTCACTGGGTTTGTGACCATTTAACGCCCAAAGCCACCTTCGGTCGCGATAGCTTTCCGTCTGTTGCACAAGCCGTTGTAAGGCTGCCAGTTCTTGCGATCCCAGAACAGTTTCATGTCACCCTTTGGCGCGATAACGTGATCGACCATGTTAGCAGGCCGACCGCAGCCACATGCGCACAATGGGCTGCCAAGAGATGCCAACCAAGCCTTGCTTTCGCGTGACCACTTGCCGTCATAACCACGGCTGGCCGCGCTGCCTCGGCGCTCATCATTGGCCTTCTGGGCAGCTACAGCGCGACGGTGGCTGCAGTCGCAACGCGTACCCTTCGGCACGCTGAAGCCGCAAGGGCAGATAATGTTGGGCATAAGGTAAGCCTTTGAATTTTTTATTTATTTATCTTAAGGTGATCAGCACTTTTATGTTGATTTGCGATACGCCGTTACTATATCAGTTTGGCTGTGCAGCAATGGTGCCGCACACATACAAGAAAGGACAGCGCGATGTTTCGGACAAAGTCGAAGCGGAGGGCCCTTGATCTATAGGAGAAACGTTGAATGGAAACTGATGACTATATTGAACTATTTAAAGCGGCCAACAATATCATCTACCTGTTTAGGTTGCTTAAAGAGTTTATAGAGAGAAAAACAAAGCAGTAAGCATTTAGCACTTTAGGGATTGGGGAGCCTTCCGGCTCCCCTTTCTCACTTAGGCAACAGGGCGTTGCGAGGCGTAGCCGAGCACCGCGGAGACGCCTGCCGCAATGGACGTGCCCGATGCCTTCGTCAGGACTGGTCGGACGTAGCGTTTGAAGCCGTGATAGCCCACCTTGAACGTGCCGCTCGCCGTGAGCACTGCCGGAGCGTTGCTTTTCACCTGATCGGACGCAACAGCCGCGAAGGTGACATTGTCGTCAGAGTCTTCGAGCGTGACGCCGAACGCGCCGGAACCGACAATCGCGCCGGTCTGGACGAGGAATGCAAGGCTGCCAAACCCAAGTGTGTCGATGCCAGTGCCGTTGACGGAAGCGGATTGTACTGCGGGGTCGATGGCTGACTTGGCGCCGATATTAGCTGCGATGGAACGCATGGTTATTTCCTTCTGAAATAGGAAGGGCGGCACTGTTGCCGCCCGAATGTGGGAAAGCTTGGGACTTTACGAAGCCGGATTTTTCAGCTTGCGGAACTTCGCAGGCTGCAGCACCGAACCGCCGACGCGACGGGTTGCGTGAATACGCGTGATGCCGTCAGTGGCACGGATGTACGGATTAACCAGGATCGAAAGCGCGAGACGGTCAACGATCCTGTAGCCACTGAAATCGCCAAAGATAACCGGGCTCTTGTTGGCGCCGATATCGTCAGCCTCAAGCAGCTCGACGACTGGGCGGCCAAGGATGCTTTCGGGCTGGCCGAGCGCGGGGGATGGAGTCCATAGATACTGGCCCTGATTGTCCTTGAGCTTTCGGGCTGCTGCGAGCGTCTTCGAGTTCATGCCCCATGTGCCGGCGTTGCGATAGACAGCCGGAAGATCGTAGAACACGCCGATGAAATCGTCGAAGTTGATGGCTGCTGCGGCCGACGCGGCCTTGGATGCAATCGCAGTATCAACGAAAAGACCCTTCGGCATATTCGAGCCGGTGCCCGTCAGGAAAGCGGTGGCCTCCTTCTGGCCGAAGTCTTCAGCAAGCGCCAACCGGACTTCCGACTCTGCCACGCCGGCGGAATCGGCGAGAAGCTGGTTGGAAATATCGACGTACGTGTTGATCTCGTTCACCGGGATCTCAGCCTGGCCGAATGCCGGTTCGCTGCCTTCCTGCGCCTGCGTCTCACCTTTCCACTTCGCGTTGGTGATGCCGGTGCGGGCCGGGTAAATCACGGAAGGCGAGCCTGTCGTGCGGACGCTGGCGATGGCGCGGATAGGCGAAAACTGTACTAGGTCGCGAACGAATTCCGTGCTGAATTCAGCGGGCGCAAGATAACCGCCGGCCGGGTCGCTCGATACCGTGAGCGTCTTCAGCTCTTCGGCCGAGACGGGCGCATGCGGCGTCGAGCGAATGTAGGCACCAAACGCCTTCTGCTCAGTCGTCGGCTCGTTGTTGTCGTTGGCTGCGTTGCCAATGATCGCTGGGCGAGCCAGTGCCGTCTCGGCAGTTTCGAGGCGCTTGGTCACGAGCGCGATATTGTCATTCGCAGCCTTGAGTTCGACGGCGAGTTCTTCGACTGTTTTGGTTTCTGCGTTAGCAGGCATGGGTAGTTCCTTCTGAGAGGTAATGCGGGCGCCGGGGTGGGCCGGGATCGCGACTATTGACGTTTCAAGGAGCTCAAGCTCCTGAATGGTCCGGCCGCCGCCTTTTCGTGGCGCCGCCTTGCGGGTCATGAAACCGATGCTGAGGCCCTGAACGGCCTTGATCTGGATCATCGAGCGCACCTCACGTGCGCGCTCTACTGTGTCCACCAACAGTTTTCCTTTGACCTTCAGGCCATCAGCATCAACCGAGATGGAATCAAACACGCCGACGACCTGCGATTGGTCATGGGCAAAAAGTGCAGGAATGGATTTCCCGACCGCGCTAGCAAAAGCTGCGGGTTCGATCACGTCGCCAACGCGATCCGGAGATGAGAAATCCCAAGCCACGCCTTCGATGGCGCCGCTTTCGTCAGCGGTGAAAGAGGCTTTCACCTCCATCCTATCAAGCTGCATTGGTGTTCCTATTATTGTCGTTAGCGGCTGGTTTCGCCGTGTCGATCGCCGGATTGGCGAACTCGTTACCGCCGTCTCGAGGAGGCATGCCGAGCCAGTCGCGGGCCTCATTCGGATTGAGGACGCGGGCCGTGATCAAGGTGCTGATGGCAGTAGCGCGGGCCGTCAGGTCGGCTTGGCTGGTGTCATCTATGTCGAAGGCAAAGCGATATTCACCGCGCTCTTCGTCCGACAGGAGCGTGCGATTGAAGGCTGCCTCAAGGATCCGCAGCCACGGAATCAGCGTGTACTGGATGAATTCCTTTGCCTGCTGCTCTGAGTTTCCCCACGTGTTGCGCGTAAGCTCGAAGAGCATGCCCGGTGGGACTCTGAATGCGCGCGCCACCTCGAGCAGTTGAAAAGTGCGACTCTCGTTGAACTGGCCGTCTACGGACTTCATGACCATTGGCTTGTAGGTGGCTCCGTCCCACAAGAGTCCGGTCTTGCCAGCGTTGGACTTGCCTGCGAAAGCTGCCTTCCAGCCGGCCAGCATTTCCTTGGCCGCCGTCGAGCCGATAGGCTTCGGGCTTTCGATTACGCCGCCAGGACGAGCACCATTACTCCATAGGCCATTGGCATAGCCTTCCATCGCGCTCGCCGTGCTGATCGCGCTGCGAGCCATGCTGAGAGGGCAGCGCGTGAAAGGGCCGCGGACGCGCATCACGTTCTTGGATGATGCGAACTGGCCGCCAATCCGGTATTTCGGTTCTCCCGTTTTATCGTCTTCGTCGACACTTATGATGCCGTCTCTGTAGACGATCAGTTCCCGCGGCTCGCCGTTGACCTTCGTGACGTAGCAAAGCGCCCCGGTGTCTTTCGTGAGGGCGCCAGCCACCAGATCGCGAATTAGCTCAAAGCCGCTTGTCCAACCATTGGCCTGGCCGGTGAGGAGCTTCAGGCCGGGATGTTCCGTGACGTCTTCCTCGGCATCGCCGACCTTGCGCTTCAGCTTCAAATCGAGGCTGGCCGCAGCCTCTGAGATGATGCGCACCGCGGCGGACACGGCAGGGACGCTCAAGGCCTCGGCGTTGCTGAGGGACGTGCCGGCGGGCATGGCGCCGAAGAGCTCGAGCAGTTCCGCCGTAGGGTCGCCAAGGGATTTGGTCTCGACGGCGGGCGTCGGCTTGTTGAATGGCCACATCAGCTAACCTCGGTCGCGTAAACGTTGGCGGCGCGCTCGATCAGGCTGACCGCCAGAGCGCGCAGCGGCAGGATTAGCGCTGGCGCTGCATCGGCCGGGATGTCTTCAGCGAGTTCGAAGTTCGTCACGTCGCCAGCTGTCTTCACGATCAGCCATTCGTGGCCGGGGAGGCTGTCAGTAGCGTGCTCGGCAGCTGCACAGAGCGCCGTGCGAATTGGAACTCCGTATGCGCTGAGCTGCGCCACCAGATACCAGTAGAAAGCCTCTCGGCCGGTGAAATGGATGCGGCCGCTAGTCTTGGTGCCAAGGAAGTCACCATGCGGTGCGCGCGTCAGCCACGCCCTGAATGTCACCTCGGTGGCGCCGACCAAGTCGGCGGTCTCGGCAACAGAAAAGGACGGCAGCCGCCAGAAGGACGGTAGCGTCATTTTGTATGTTCCTGTGATTGTCGAAACCTTCGACGGGCAAAAGCAAAGCCCGCCGCTCAGCCCTGAGGAGGAGGCGAGCGGCGGGACCGATCAACCGGCCGGAAGCCGGGATATTTATTGCTGCCAGTTCATCCGTGGTCAGCAAAAGTGCGCCGTCGGGCGCCGCCGCATGACTGGCGGGCTTTCATCGTTGGAGCGATGGACGGCTGGCGGTGCGGCAGCACCGATTGAAAGCCGCTAACGAGGAGCGGCTGAAACGTCTTTCACACTACTCTCTCCCAAGTCGGAGAAAGTCAGGTTCTTCTCATAATAGTACGCAGCAACTGCGCACGAAAATTCACTGGATAGAAAAAATCCATCCAGCTGTCGCTGACCTGAAGCGGCGTGGGAGTCCTCACCTATACAGGTGACAACTTCGCGTTTTATGGACCCTTCACATATAAGGGGTGGGGACTTGCCAAAAACTTCCCTCTTAACCAATGTTGACTTGGAACGCCGTGGCATACGGCCCTTCACCTATACAGGTGACAAATCGTTGGAATTTAAACATTAGGCTGCATATTTATTGATGGCCGCCATCAGGTTGTCATTCGCGAACCCCTCACACGCACACACCATGGCGACCAAATTTTCCCCACCTATGCCGATGCTTTTTTATGGCGGGGCGAAGGTTATCATTCGCGGCTAACCGCCGAAGCTCGGCCACCAGTTCGCTTCTCTCCTCGAAATACCGATGCGGATCTCGATGAGATGGCGCCAGCCTTTCGAGGCGGTCGGCTATGTCGTGAAGGGTGGCGGTCACGGTCTTTTCTTTCTTGTCTTGCGGTGTGAAGAGAGCGGCCGGATTCCACCGGCCAGCGGTGCTACCACCGCAGGGGGGGTATTAGGGGGGTGGTGGCGTAGGCCGGTGGAAGGCGGTGGCAGGCCGGTGGAATCCGGTGGAAGGGGTCGGTGGAATTACTCCGGACCATAATCCTCCGATGCCAGAATCAGCCGTTTTCGCTTCCGCGACGCCGGCCCCTCCATGACGATCTTGACTTCTCCAGCATCAAGCAATCGCTGCATGGCCGCGGCCAGCAACTTCTTTGATATGCCATCAGCCTCGGGGTGGTCGGCCATTTTCGCAGGCGCGTAATTGGTGCCGGTCACATCCGAAACGGTCTGGCCTGTTCGGTTGAACAGCGAAAGGAGCTTCCTGAAAACGCCCTCGGCTTTAGCGGCGAGCAACTGCGACCCCATGTGAGGCTTGCCATCATCGAGGACGAACACGCCTGCCTTCCATCGAAGCTTCATTTCGCCGCCGACGGTGCCGTAGTTCGCCTTCTTGGTTGTCAGAAAGCGTAGGTCCGGATCGGCATCCTTGCCTTCAGGACGGGTGAGATAAAGCCGCGAACGCACTGAGTTATTCCAGGCGGTCGAACCAGACGAGCCGGTGCCGGACTGCATGCCAGCCACGGAAGGATGGGTGAGCAGGACCACGGCGCAGTCAAGGCCTATTGCGAGTTGCCGAAGCAGGCCGATGAACTGACGAACCTGATTGCGCTTAATTTCATCACCACCAAACAAATCCGCTGCGGTGTCGAGCACGACCAGCTTCGGCCTGACGTCGCATATGAGGTCGACGAGCTTCGCGTAGAGCGGGGTTGGCTGCATATTCATGCGCATGTCCGGCCTCGCCAGCAGCGCGTCGAGATCCGCCATGGGCAGCAGCCGAAAATCGGAAAGATCGCGTAGCTCCTTGCCGTGCGCCGTCACAATATCGTCGAGACGCCGGTGGAACTCGTCCCCCTCGTCTTCCGCGCCCAGATAAACCACGCGGCCAGTCGAGGGGCGCATTCCCATGGTTTCGACGCCGAGGGCGCCGGCCGCAGCGACCTGCAGCGTGAGCAGCGATTTGCCAACGCCGCCGTCGCCGGAGACGATGGTGACCTGGCGATTAGGGATCAGGTCTGTTGCGTACCACTCTCGAGCCGGGACAGGCTTGCCGTGCCATTCTGCAGGGCAGATGACGGGCAAGGAGTACACGGCTGGCTTCGCGGCGGGCACCTGTTGTGGTGCAGGCTTGTTGTCATTCGCTGCAACTGGCACGGCCGCCGCCGGAGGGGCGAACAGGTCGGCTGTCAGCTTCGCCATCGACTTTTGAATTTCGGTCGGTTCCCGCGGAGGCGGCCTGTTGCCGAGATCGCGGCCGATGATGCTATCCGCAACGACGCGGTCGATCTCCGGCCCGTGAATCTGGAACATGCCCGGGATGCCGGTCTCGTCATGTAGTGTCACGATGAATGTCGAGTCGGGATCGCAGCCATCAATGTTACTTACGATGACGCAGGCGCGCTTTTCGGCCTGCTCGTATTTGGGCCATTCATCGGCTGGTAGGCTGGAGACGTTGGCCGGTCCCGTGTTTTCCCAATCCGGCTCCCCGGTTGCGTTGGCGGGGGCTAGGACGACGTCGACGCTGCAGTGTCCGTGGTCGTAAAGGCGGTCATAAATTCCGAAAATCATTGCCTCGCGGCTATCGGAGGCCGGGGTTTCCCGCGGGCTCATGGCCCGTAGTTCGTCGATGTTGGTGTCAAGCTGCGGCGAGGTCATTGTCATAGGCTTGTGCGCCCCCCATTGTTGCCTCGAGGGCCTTCAATATTTCAGCTGCGAGAGGCGGCGCGAAAGTTGCGGAATGCTTTCCGTAGGCGTTGGGCGCCAGGATACGGGAGAAGCCGTTTGGCAGCCGCCTCATGGCCAAATTGTAGAGCCGCAAGTTCGGGCCTATTTGCGCGTCAAAAACGCATGCGTCAGCGGGCCGCCACGGTGGGCGGACGTCTATTATCTCGATCATGTGGGATCCTTGGGGGTTAGTACTTCATAGTGACAGGCCAACCGTCGGGGCCGAACTCAATCCGTGGCCCTGTCTTCTCTTCTGGCGGCTCATCCATCACGGCTTCGATCGCCTGTATGCAAAGCTGCACATCGGCTAAGCGGGAGGCCGTATTAGACTGGTCATCGTGCTCGAGTTGCTCGACGAACGATCGGCGACGCTGTTTAAACAGGCTTAGAAGGTCGTGGTAATCGCTCATGCTGCGTTCCTCGCTGCAATCTTAGCCTCAAGCCATCCAATGACCTCCGAGCGAACGAAAGCTACCCGCCGGTCACCAAGCTCGACAGCCCGGGGGAAGCGGCCTTCACTGCGGTATCGGTTCAACATAGTTCTGGACATGCTGGTTACTCGGCATGCATCGTTAAGCGAAATAAGGCGTGGCGTATTGTCGTTTGAATGATCCATAGGTCTCCTCTGCGCGCCGAACAGAGTTCGGGCGTCATCAAAAAGTTAGGTTAAAGGTGGTCAGCCGGCAGCGGCCGGGTTTGCTGTGCATGCGGTGCGCCGAAGCGCTGGGCGGCAGAGCTACGTCAGCTCAGGAACTATACGCAAATCTGATGTAAACTTACAAAAAAGTCAAAATGGATATTTATCAGAGGTTGCAATAAACTTCTTGACGGGTTTGTAAGTTTACACGCGTTTTAGCCGCAGTACGTCGCCCACTCCTGCATGAGGGCGCGGCGTCTTTCGAGCGCGTCAGATCGCGCATAGGATCGCTCTACCGCATCCCCAACGGCGTGCGCTAACGCCGCCTCCGCGATCTCGCGTGGGGCATGCGCTACCTCAGTAGCCCAATCGCGGAATGTGGACCGGAAGCCGTGAACGGTGTAGGCGTCGCCTCCAGCGGACGCGAGCGCTTTCGCTAACGACATGTCCGACAACGGCTTCTTGTCGCGAACGCCTGGGAAGACGTAGTCGTTGACCGACTGTTTTTTCATAACCTTAAGAAGCTCGACTGCCTTATCTGACAAAGGAACGCGGTGCTCATTGCCGGATTTCATCCGCTTGGCTGGAATGGTCCAGACTTTCTCCCCCAAATTCACCTCGGGCCACACCGCACCGCGGACCTCGCCTGACCGGCAGGCAGTCATGACGGCAAGCTCCAATGCCCTCGCCGCAACACCCCCTACCCCACCGATCGCTTTCATGAAGGCGGGCACATCGGCATACGGCATGGCAGCATGGTGCGACGTGGCGGTCAGCGGGTTCGGCTTGTGCATCGCGTGCTCAAGATTGCCCTTCCAGGCTGCCGGGTTCTCCCCTGCCCGATGCCCTTCGACCTTTGCAGCATCAAGTACGCGCTCGATCGCCTCGCGAAGCTTCTCGGCGGTCTCCTGCTTCGAGCCCCATATCGGATTCAGGACAGCGATAACGTCTTTCGTCCTAATGCTCGCCAGCGTCTTCGCCCGGATCGGCTTAGCATGGTTTTCCAGCAAGTTCCGCCAACGCGCCTCGGTCTTATCGCCGCGCCACCGTCCGGCCTTCACAGCAGCGTCAACAAAGGCGTCGGCATACTCGCCAAACGTCGTCAACTTGGGCGCGTCTGCTTGCTCTTCCTTACGAACAGCCAAAGGGTCGATTCCGTGTCGCAAGAGCTTCCGTGCGTCCTCTGCCTTTTCGCGAGCGTCAGCTAGCCCGACTGTGTGCAGCGGACCGAGACCCATCTCCCTTCGAAGTCCCGCGAATGTGAACGAAAAGATCCAGTACCGACTGCCGCCCTTGGTGACGAGCCAGAGGCCGCCGCCGTCGCGCAACTTGGCCGCCTTGCTGGCCGCGATAGATTTAACTGTGAGCGCGTTTCTAGTATGGCTCCCCAT